TCAGACGGCGGAGATTATAAAAGCCAAGAGCTAGGAGATTGGCAGATTGATTCAGTTAGTCCTATAAACGAGCCTTACACGTGCCCGAAGTTTGAGCCAGCAAAGGAAGAGCAAGACGATAAAATGTCAAAATGGATTAAGCAAGTAAATAAAGATATAAGGGAGGGTTTAGCATGATAGACTTTCACAGTAACACGCTTACGCATGCGAGATGGGAAGTTGTACTCGATGGCGAGAATGTATGGCAGTTAAACGATGAGCCTCACACCTTCGCAACTGAGGAAGAGGCATGGGCAGAGATAGACGAGTATTTTAGAGACTGTGAAGAGGCAGTGCGTCAAGGGTATATGGAAGATGTAGACTATGATATTAACTTAAGAGTGAGGCAAGTAAAATGAATCCGATAGGTGCTTACGCATGTATATATTTCAAAGATGACGGGCAAGAGGTTGACGGCTATTATATATCGTTTGGCACATATAGAGACGATGACGAGCACGAGGAAGGCGAAATCTTTGATAATTTCGGAGTGGCTGATAGTCGCATCTTCTATTACGCACCTAACGGAGAAGCGGAACTAATCGAACTAATGAAGGACAATGGTTATAATGATTTTAAAATCTTATCTTACGAACTGGAGTATTCAGCATGAAACATGACATATTTTTTAATACTAAAGATTTACTTATTGAATGGCTTGATGAAAACTTCCCTGATGCTCGTCTTACGCACGTGGAAGCTGACGGGGCAAAATACAACGCTGGGGATTGTACGCTAGAAGTAAAGGGCTTACACTTACTACTTAACTTGGAGGATTAAACCATGTATACGGAAGATAGGTATTATGAACCTGAAGACGATGAGGATGACGAAGAGGCTTTTAACGATGCCGTCGTGTACTGGACTGAGACCATTCTCAGGGATGAGTATCCCATGCCTGACGAAGACTTATGGGCTGATGCGCTCAAGGCTCTAGGCTATACGCTGGAGCAATACCCTACGCAGTCGCATGCTCCGATGATTGTCGTGAAAGAAGTAGAAGACTTTTATGCAACTTTAGCGTATGATAAGGCTATTGCACATGTGGAGAAATACGGCTATGACTAATACACAGGCTGAGATGTTTCCTGAAGAGGCTAAACTAATGTGGGAAGAATTTTGCTACCACAATACACTTGCCGACGCAGTCGCTATGATGTTAAAATATGGTGAAGGTAAAGTAATTATGGATATTTTGTCCATGTATCATTCTGCGGAGACTGTAAAAAATGGTTGAGAACCTCGTTAAACAACTAAGAGCATACGCTGATAAGGATGAGTACGTCGTTACTCGCTCACTCCTGATGAGGGCTGCTGACGCTCTCGAAGCACAAGAGGATAACAGAGCACACCTGTTCGCTAAGATGTTAAGCGACAATCAGAACTTCTTAGACGCTGAGCGTTATCGCTGGTTACGTGATGGCTCATGGGATGTACCACAAGAAGAGATTGCACCTGCTATTGTCTTATGCGATGGTAAGATGACTACGCACGTGTGGCTCACAGGCGACCATGTAGACCAAGCCGTTGATTCATGGATGACTAAAGAATTCAAGCGTAAAGAGGTGAAAGAATGAGTGACATTACAGTTAAGATAGATTTAGGAGTATGGCTAAATAGTAAAGGTCAAGTGCTTCTCTATGTTGGTGAGCACCCCGAAGCAGAAGAGACATTTTCATTACTAGATTTAGTAAAGATGGAAATCAATTCGCATAAAATACTAGGTACGGATACACTTGATAGAGATGATGCTAAGAAGTTTGTCAAGCTAAAGAAGGTATTGACACAATGCTTAGACCATCTTAATCGTGAGATGTCGGAGGCTAAATGAGCTTTACTATCTATCAAGCAGACGGCTTAAAAGTAATTCAATGGTTTAAGTCCGTTGATGAACTATTAGCCAGCATGTTCACACATCCCCATGACGCTTATCATAGGAACTAACATGAACAGAGAAGATATATTATTGATTATATTCGCAGTATCATCAGTAATAGATACTGTATTAAATATTTATAAGGAGTTAATAAAATGACAGACGCAGAACTAAAATCTATATTAAATCGTGGTGGCATTGGTTCTACTCTCTACGAAGGTGAAATAGGAGAGATGAATATGACTACTTGGCATAAACTTGCAGAAGTATTTAAAGATTATTATGATTTACAGAGATATAATGAAGATAATGCCTGAAGTTAATCGAGCTAATACTTATTCACCTGAGCAGATGGATTGTGAGTGGTTTCCTTGGGATTGTGACAATGTATCAGGAGAAGCTCTAGGAGGCGATGAAGAAGAAGATGAGGTGTAGGTATCACCCAGTAGTAGAACGAGTCTTAGAGACCCCTTTAAAGCCTTCTAAACAGCATTGGAGACCCTATGCGCTGTTATTGTTGTAACAACTTGTTGACTGACTATGAGTCAACGATTAAGTCAGTAAACACTAACCAGTTTCTTGACATGTGTTTAACCTGTTTGAAAACTGTCAAGGATGATATACTTTATAAAGACAGAGTAGACTTACTAAGCAGTAGTGATATAGACGATTTAGACATCTATCTAGATGACTTATTAGATGATGAATACTAATATGATAATATTCTTAATAGTAATAATCATCTTAGTAGTATGTATTAAAGAAACAATAACTAAATAGAAACTAAATAGACTATGAGTAATTTAATAAAACATATTCCTTGTGAAGCATGTGGTAGCTCAGATGGTAATTCACTCTGGGATGATAATCATCAGCATTGTTTTGTATGTCTTAATCATATTAAAGGCGATGAAGATTATGTTGCAACTCCGAGAAAGAAAGTTATGATTGAAGTTAAAGGTGAAGTCAAGTCGATACCTGACCGAGGGATTACTCAGGCAACGTGTCAGCACTATGGTGTGTCCCAAGACGGGACTAACCAGTACTATCCGTATGCGAACGAAGAAGGAGCTATCATCGCCTCAAAATCACGCAACGTAGGAACTAAGACTTTTGCCATTACTGGTGACTGGAAAACATCTACGCTCTTTGGTCAAAATATATTTGCTAAAGGTGGTAAGACTGTTACCATCCATGAAGGTGAGCTAGACGCATTAGCAGGCTTTCAGATGAGTGGTAGCAAGTACGCTAACGTCTCAGTACGCAACGGTGCTCAAGCAGCTCTAAAGGATGTTAAACAGGCTTATGAGTGGTTATCTTCATTCGAGAATATCTACCTATGCTTTGATGCGGATGAGGTCGGTCAGAAGGCTGTCAACGAAGTAGCTGAAGTGCTAGGTAATAAGTGCAAGATTGTTAAACATCTGAAGGGATTTAAAGATGCTTGTGACTACCTTAAGGCAGGAAAGACTGCAGACTACATCAAGCAATGGTGGGCAGCAGAGCAGTGGACACCTGATGGAATCATCGCAGGCTCTACGCTATGGGACGAAGTTAATCGACCTGTGGAGAAATCGTCAGCCATGTACCCTTGGCCTGGAGTCAATGAACTTACCTACGGTATCCGTCCAGCAGAACTTATCACAGTCACGGCAGGCTCAGGACTAGGCAAGTCTCAATTCTTACGTGAGATTCTATGGCACTTGATTAAGACTACCAACGACAATATCGGCTTAATGTTCATGGAGGAGTCAGTACGTAAGACTGCTCGTGGTATTATGTCGCTCCATCTAAATAAACCACTACACTTACCTGACACTGAGGTTAGTCCTGAGGAGTTAAAGAATGCGTTTGATATTACACTTGGCACTGATAGGCTTTTCTTTTGGGATAACTTTGGTAGTACTGATATCGACAATGTGGTCAATCGTATACGCTATTTCGCCAAGGCAGCAGACTGCCGTTACGTCTTTCTTGACCATATTAGCATGGTTGTATCCTCTCAGTCTAATGGTGATGAGCGTAAAGCTATCGATGAACTTATGACCAAGCTTCGTATGCTCGTGCAGGAGACTGGGGTTAGTTTGATTGTTGTCTCACACCTAAAGCGTCCTGAGTCTAAGGGACACGAAGAGGGTGCTGCAACGTCGCTGTCTCAACTCAGAGGCTCAGGTGCTATTGCTCAGCTTAGCGATATCGTGATTGGCCTTGTTAGAAATTCTCAGCATGAAGACCCGATGGAACGTAACACCACGAGGGTTAGTATTCTAAAGAATCGCTTCAGTGGGTTAACCAGTCCTCACTGTGCAAGCTTGCTCTACAACAAAGACACTGGTCGGATGTTAGAGATTCAGGAGACACTATGAAGCTATATGAATTGAGTAAAGGTGATTGGTTTAAAATCACTGATGAAGAATTGAGAGTACCTCCAGCACATGATGATGTAGACCTTGATGAGGCATATTGGTTTGGACACGTTGATGGAATGTATAGTTACTGCAAAGATAAAGACGGACAGTTATGTCACTTTGCGGCTTGGACTGAGGTGGAGAAGGTATGAAAGTAAAGCTACACATAACACACTGGCATAAAGGTGGTGTGTTTCATTGGGGCGACTTACGATTTAATAGTGGCGACCCATATACTAGCTACAGAATTGGACCACTACTAATACAGGTGAGAAAATGAACGCAAATGAACCAGTAGCGTGGATGCAAGTTCACTATGAAGACGGCAAACCTACAAAATTTAGTAAGGTACAAACATGGGAAGATGATATTCCACTCTACACCCATCCAGCAAAGACACTAACAGAAACAGAAGATACAGAGTGCCAATACTGTAAGCAAGGGTGTATTCGGTGTGATGCTAGAAAGTTACTAACAGATGAGGAAATACATGAAATTGCTGAATATCATGGCATTGATTCTTTGTATGAAACAGGAAGATTAGATTTTGCTAGAGCAATACTAAGAAAGGCACAAGAGAAATGAAACCTGAATATTATCTATTTATTGCTGGCTTTGCTTTAGGTTGGCTACTTGGATTACTTATCCTTTAATACTAAGAAAGGCACAAGAGAAATGATACCTGCTATGCGTAATGCGAATGCTTCTCATGTAGACTTTGGCTTCCTGCGTGGAATGATACCGACTAACCCTAGCTTCATGCCGTCTAACATCGATATGATTATTGAACGTAGAGGTGAGTTTATCTTCGGTGAATGGAAGCGTGAAGGTGAGAAGATGACGGTAGGGCAGAGGATTCTTCTCTTAGCCTTATCTAAGATGCACACAGTCCTGCTCATCACAGGTTATGTAGATGACGAGGCTCATGTGTCAAAGGTGCAAGTTGTTACATGTAACGGTAAGCTAAACTTGATTGGTAATAGCAAAGAAGATTTGATTCAGTATTTACAAGATTGGTATGATGCAGTTGAAAGGAACAAAATATGAGAAGAGATGGAGGCAAAGGTGATAAACCTAGACCAGTGGAAGATAGGAAGAAGTTTGAGGAGAATTGGGATACTATTTTTAAGAAGAAAGAGAAGCCTACTCCTACTCCTCCTAAGTAGTTCAGTTGTGTGGGTTGTTATTATACATAGAGACGTGCTGTATAATAGCCAGGTAGGAGACCCAAGATGCTTTGAGACTTTCCAGTATGAGGCATTCTACTCTGTGAACCATGGAATAGAATATTGTTTTTATCGTAAGAGAGAATATCCCTATTCAATTAAGGGTGGGGTCATAGGAGTTAAGCCATGAAGATAATTACTAGCGTATTTTTGTTTTGTCTAGTAACAGTAGCACAGGCACAGACTATTATTGTGCAGCCTGACGGCACAGTTATTACTTGTGTTGTAAACGGCTCTGTGGTACAGTGCTGGTAATGAAGACTATTGTTCTCGATATTGAAACAACATTAGACCACAATACAATCTGGTGCTGTGTAACACTACATAGAGAAACTAATGACATCACTGTATGGCGTTCTGCACAAGGCTTAAAGGAATATTTAAATAATGCTACATTTATCATTTTCCATAATGGATTTGCTTTTGATGCTCCTTTGCTTAATCGTTTATGGGGAACACAGATTAGGAAATCCCAATGCCAAGATACTCTTTTGCTTTCTCGTCTTTCTGATTCTTCTAGAGATGGCGGACATAGTTTAGATGCTTGGGGTAAGACACTGGGCTTTGAGAAGATTGACTTCTCAGACTATGATGGTGGCCTGACCGAAGAGATGGTAACGTATTGCATACGAGATGTAGAGCTTACGTCTAAAGTATTTGATGTGTTAGTAGCAGAGATACAAAAGAATAAGATAGGACCAGAGGCTGTAAAGCTGGAATATGAAGTGCAGGTGATTCTTTCGGAGATGGAACGCAATGGATTCAAACTTGACGCACCGTATGCACAGACGTTGCTCTGTGCGATTAAGACCGAGATGGCAGAGATTGAAGAAGCCTTACAGAAAATCTTCCCACCCATTACAACTGAGCGTGTATCTGAGAAGACTGGTAAACGGCTCAAGGATGATGTTGAGGTGTTTAATGTTGGCTCAAGGCAGCAGATATCGAAGCGTCTTATGTCTAAGGGTTGGGAACCTACAAAGACGACTGAAAAGGGACAAATTATCGTTGATGAGACAATCCTTAGTGAGGTATCACTTCCAGAGGCTAAGCCAATCGCTAGGTATTTGACACTACAAAAGAGAGCATCACAGTTAGATTCATGGTTAGAAAAACTAGGAGAGGATGGTAGAGTTCATGGTAAAGTCATTGGTTTTGGTGCTGTTACTGGTAGAGCTACTCACTCTAGCCCTAATATGGCACAAGTCCCTGCGACTAGGGCAGTGTTGGGAACAGAGTTTCGGTCTTGCTGGACGGTTGAAAGCGGAAACGTATTGGTGGGTGTCGACCTTAGCGGTATTGAGCTTCGATGCTTTGCTCATTACCTTAATGATGAGGCATACATAAATGAAACAGTCTACGGTGATGTCCACGAAAGAAATAAGCAAGCTTTCGGGGTTGAGACGAGAGACCTTGCGAAGACTGTCCTTTATGCGACTCTCTACGGAGCATCCCCAACCAAGGTCGGTAAAGTTATTGGTGCTACTCCGAAACAAGGAGCCGACATCATTAATCGTTTCTGTAAAGCAGTACCAGCGTATGGGAAGCTTAAGTCAAAAGTTGAAAGGCTTGCTGAGAAAGGAACACTACCTGGGCTTGGTGGTTATCAGCTTAAGGTCAGGTCGGCCCATTCGTCGCTTAACACGTTACTTCAAAGTGCAGGGGCTATCATCAGTAAGCAGTGGCTTGTTCAAATCAAGAAAAACCTTGCAGCCAAAAGGATACCGTACAGAATGGTCGCATGGGTCCACGACGAGGTGCAAATCGAAACTCCTATGGAACACGGAGATATGGTAGGAGAAGTGGTCGTTCACTCAGCAGCAGAGGTAGCAGATATATTACAGTTCCGTTGCCCAATCGGGGCTGAATATCATGTTGGTAAAAATTGGGCAGAAGTTCACTAAGTGACAAAGCAGTAATTTTGTGGTATAATAGTAACTCAACTAAACAGACTAAATAGGAGTAATATAATGAGTACAGGTAAATCAGTAACAGTTAATGCAGACCTCTTTTGGGCTTGCCTCAATGAACGTAATTCAATGAGCAGTAAGTTTCAAGTAGACCTTTGCAACTTGTCAGAGAAAGACGTAGCAGCATTAGAAGAGCTAGGCTTGAAGGTTAACAACAAACCTAATAAACCAGAGCAAGGTAGTTACATCACTGCTAAGAGCAACTACGAAATCAAAGCAGTTGATGGTAGTGGTAACGATGTACCAACAGATGTGCGTATTGCCAACGGCAGTAAAGCTAAGGTAATCGTAAGTGCTTATCCTTTTCCTAAACCTTACCCAGGCTTCGGTGCAAGTATCAAGAAGCTTGTTGTAACAGACTTACAAGAATATAGTCCTAAAGATGCTTTGATGGACGACGTTCTGTAATGTCACACGTCTTAATAGATGGTGACATTATCGGGTATCGCATAGGCTTCTCTACTGAAGAGGAAAATGAGAAGATTGTTATATCTCGATGTGCCACCTTTATTGAGACTATGCTCTGGGAGGACCTCGAAGCTGAGACCTACCAGGGCTACTTAACTGGTAAGGATAACTTTAGAAATGACATCGCAAGAACTGCACCATATAAAGGTAATCGCACAGCACCTAAGCCTAAGCATCTCCAACTCATTCGAGATTATCTTACGTCGGCTTGGGACTTCCAAGTCTCCGTCGGGCAAGAAGCGGATGATTCGATTGCGATAGAGCATGTAGCACGTAACTGCGAAAGCATTATTGCTAGTATTGATAAAGACTTCCTACAGCTTCGTGGCAATCATTGGAACTTTGTCAAGAAAGAAATGACAGTAGTAACAGAAGAAGAAGCACTTTTAAACTTTTACTTACAGGTACTAACAGGTGACAGAGTTGATAACATCATTGGTCTCAAAGGCATCGGCCCTGTTAAGGCTAAACAAAGGCTTGCAGGATGTCAAAGTGCAGCAGAAATGTATATTGCTTGTGTCGAAGCTTACGGTGGCTCAACAGAACGAGTCATCGAGAACTGCCAACTGTTATGGCTTAGAAGAGAAGCCAACCAGCTCTGGCAGCCTCCCACCGAAGGGTTATAAATGATTCTCCTACTAAACAACCATGGTCATTCTGACGAAAGGTTTAATGAATATGTTCAACGAGCTTCTCAGTTCTATGCTGAGCAATTATTCACTAAACAACTCCTCAGACATCTTGTTATTACTCTTAAGTTTAATAAGCATTTGGATGCTTTTGGATACAGTAGTATTGAGAAAAGGAACACCAAAGGTGCAGCAAGGGAATTCTTAATTGAACTCCATCCTTACATCAGTGGTGTAGAAATATTAAAAACACTTGCACACGAGTTTGTGCATATTAAACAGTATGTCGAGGGAGATTTAAATGACAGTCAAACGGAATGGAAAGGTGAAGCCATTGACAGTGATGCAGTGGACTATTACTCATTGCCTTTCGAAATCGATGCCTTTGGAAAAGAAGTCGGTCTCTTTACTAATTTCGCTAAAAAGGAAACTCTTTGGAACGTTTTTGAAGGCGTAAGAGACCCAGATGCTTCTATATCTTCTGAGCCAATAGGATGGCTTAAAGAAAAAACAAAAACAACCAAACCTAGAGTAACGATTGAAGTAAAAAAACCTTGGTACAGGTTTTTATGGAAGTAAAGAAATGTACTACCTGCAATAAATCAAAACCATTTACTGACTTTGGTAAACATCATTTTTCTAAAGATGGTTATCGGCATGTCTGCAAAGAGTGTAGAAGTAAAGATGCAAAAGCTTTAAGAAAAAAAACTACTAAAGTAAAAACACGTGAGCAATTAAATAGATTAAAACTAAAAAAAGAAGACCCTATTAAATTAAGAAGCAGAGAGCTTCGGCAAAGTTTTAGAAAAAGGTCTGATTTAGCTGTACCGCAGTCTGTAGAGATAGAGCAGTGGATTAAAAGTCAATTACCTTTAGTATGTTATTACACAGGAGAAGAATTAAAACCTACTTCTTTTTCAATAGACCACAAGTTACCAGTGTCTAGAGGAGGTACAAATAATTTTGATAATCTGTGCATTTGTAGCTTGCATGTTAACAATGCAAAAGGTAGTATGTCAGAACAAGAGTTTAAAGAGTTATTAAATGTAATTAGAAACTGGGAAGACAAAGGTATTGTCTTATTACGTAGGCTTAGGGCTTCTAACAATATGTACAAAAGGTAAAAAATGAGCAAAGACAGATTTGATTTAGAAAATGACATTATGAATATCTGGGCTATTAAAGACCAAGTTTCAATGCTAAGATGGAGAATGTACGACCATCCTGAATTATTGTCCGAAGATGATGAACACAATTACATCATGGCTATTGAATACAATATTGATTTACATTGTTCAAAATTAATGGATACTTTCTGCCAAGTATTTGAACTTAACGAATACGCTAGTGCTGAAGTAAAAGAGATGAGAGCAGCTATCCTTCGTGGACATGAAGAACAAGCCGATAAAGAAGACCTACCAAGTTTCCCTGTTAAAGCAAAAAAAGCTAAAAAACAGGTAAACAAATAATGAAAATTCTACTGTTAGATATAGAGTCATCGCCTAATGTCGCTCATGTTTGGGGATTATGGCAACAAAATGTTGGAATCAATCAATTAATGGAATCTTCGTATGTACTTTGCTGGGCTGCTAAGTGGCTTGGTGAAGATGAAATCATATTTGATTCTGTTCACCAGTCTAAACCTAAAAAGATGCTAAAAGGTATCTATGACTTACTCAATGCTGCAGATGCCGTCATTCATTATAATGGTACTAAGTTTGACATTCCTACTCTTAACAAGGAATTCTTACTACATAATTATGCTCCACCCTCGCCTTATAAACAGATTGACCTTCTACGTGTTGCTCGTAGCCAGTTCCGTTTTCCTAGCAACAAACTGGACTACGTTGCTCAGCGATTAGGTCTAGGAAAGAAACAAGAACACGAAGGACATGACCTTTGGGTCAAGTGCATGAATGGAGATAAAGATGCTTGGAAGCGTATGGAAACGTATAATATTCAAGATGTCGTTTTGCTTGAATCTCTGTATTGCCGTCTTCTTCCATGGATTAAATCTCATCCTAATAGTAATCTTTTTGCCGATAGTGCTGTGTGCCCCACCTGTGCTGGGACTAGACTTCAAAAGCGTGGTAATGCTGTCTCGTCTACTGGGACTTATCAACGATATCAGTGCAGAGATTGCGGAAGCTGGTCTCAAGGTACTAAATCAATCAAGCCCTCCGTCGAGGTGAAGGGGCTATCATGAACGAATGCCTTTATCATAAAAAGCTTTACCACACTTTTTGTCAAGACTGCATGCTGTTAAAAATGGAAAATAATAAAACTACTTACGGAGCAGGCCCTTCTGACTCCTACTACCCACCTGGTTCTACCAAAGATAATATTAATCCTGATTACTATCGTCTAGGTGGTATTGAATGTATTGATGCTATTAACGAAGTTGTGCAACATCTTGATGGCATGGAAGCAATGTGTACAGGTAACGCTATTAAGTATCTATGGCGTTGGAAGCATAAGAACGGAATTACTGATTTGCGTAAAGCATCGTGGTATATTCAAAGGATGATTGATGAGTTTGACTCTCACTGATATAATCTATCGACTGAAGCAACTAGATGAGATGGATATCACAGATATTCTTGGTTTAACTACCGAGGATATCTGTGAAAGATTCTTAGATGTAATAGAAGAAAAAGCGGATGTATTAGAACAACTATTAAAGGACGATGATGACAACTAAAAAGCCGTTACACGATATGGGTCCTCCAATCAAAGATGAGATACCTGGA